CTGAGGATCAATGCCAAAGGAGCTAACATAACCGTTACTATGGGTAGCGTGAGCATCCAAGCACTCATAACCCTCTGTAGTGTTATCCACAGGAGCGGTACCGATCTTAGTAACCCACACCTCATTCACGCCCTTAGCAAGGATATTTACGCAATCCAGCCAAGTCCAGATATTACCCCACAGGTTTTCCTCTCCACGATAAGTAACAGAGCACTTACCGCTTTCTCCGCCATCTGGGATACCAGAGCCATTACCGATACCAGCGGTAGCACCTGTAACCACAGCCATATTAGTAGCTCCATCATCGGTAAAGGTACTTACACCCTGTCCTACCTTACGCTGAGGATCCAGAGAGGCATACTCTACCATAAACAGCCACTCAGTAACCGCCATAGCAAAGATATTATGGCTCTGCCAGCCCTCTCCTCTGTTATTACAGAGCTTTCTTACATTAGCTCTGGTAAGGTTTTGAGTTAAGCCAGAGCAAGGCTTAGCACCTGCGATACTACACAGCATATCAGTAGCAAAATCTGCTACCTGCTCATCTGCTAAGAGCTGAGCTGTAGCGGAGGTATCGTAGATAGAGCCCTCATAAGCGGAGAGGTAAATCTTATCCTGCGGAATACCGTGCATATCGTAAAAGGCTCTAGGCACACTAAAGCCACTCTTAGGAGTAGGGCTGATATAAAATCTAGCCTTTACATACTGCTTACCCTTACCGCTGGTAGCGTTCTTAGCCTTAACAGGCACCGCCTTAATATAAAAGATCGGCTGTTCTACCATTACCTGTACCTTAGTACCGATAGGATACTCAGTTTCTCCAATCGTGATAGCCTGTGTGAGAGCTCCGCTTTCCGTGTAACCTGCATCTCCACGATAAGCCAGCCTTACGCCCTCATCTGTGAGGATACAACGCTTACGCCCACCCCACGGATCCAGAGCATCAAAATCCGCACCTGCTGTAAAGTGTTCGGATCCTGCCAATCTGGTAATTTTCTTGCTTGAAAAGTCAACCTCTACACCGTAGATATTATCCTCCTCATAGCCTACAAAAGATCTTACATCGTCAATCTGCTCTTGCAAATCTACGATCTGTGCCACAGTAGCACTAGCTGTAGGATCCACAGTAATATTAACGCTGGAGGCGTTAGATACTGCTGTTACCAGATCCACCATAAGGCTACTTACACCGATACCATTAAACGGAGGCATCCAATCCGCTGTAGCGGTACTCTCATCCGCTACGGAAATACTATACAGGATCTCTCCCTCCTGCGGATCCGTAGCATACAAGCCAATGTTACGCACATAATAACCAGTATTGAGATTAGCGTTAGAAAAGCTAGCACTTACCTTTACATTACTGTCATTCTGGCGGATAACAGAGGCTACATCTGCGGTCTGCTTAACGGTACCGATACCTGTTTTGCTTGCAAGATCTCCGCTAAGTACGCCCTCGCTGGTTTTGATACTCGTAAAGTTAAACTTTGCGGTACCAGCTACTACCTTAGCTAAAAGAGCTTGCCCCTTTTTTGTGATTACTGCACTCTTAAAAGCACCCATTTTAGTAATCTCCTTTCTAAATTATGATTGAATTGTAATTACCGTAGCTGTACTTACAGGCGTACCTACAGTAGAATTACCGTTAGAGCTTGCTTTACTATCCAGATCGTGAGTGATTAGGGTAGTATGTGCAATACCCACGCCTACAGCACCAGTAACAGGAGCCTCTAGGCTACCCTTAAACTGTGCATCGTGGGTAATAATGTGAGTACCAGCTCTGCTAAGCCCTGTACCAAAGGTAAGAGCTCCTCCTGCAAGGTACTCCTCGTTAATATCGTTTGTAATCTGGTAACTCATAGCGGTAGAAAGAGCCACGCCTACGGTTAGAGGCGTAGTTTTCTGTGCCTTTATGAAGTTTTCCAGCGTAAGCACCAGATTACAGGGTAACATATCCAGAATAAGGGTAGTAATGGCATCAAAGGCACCCTTAATACCTACCTCTGTGGTAATATCTATAGCATAATCCTCATAATGAGGGGTAATGCTAAACTTACCCTCTCCACACAGAGAAAGGAGCCTGTTATAAAGCTCCTTATCCGTGTAGGGTACTTTGTCATTCCACTTAATAAGTATGTTAAATCGCCTTGTTTCCAGATCCTCTCCCTCATCTGGGAAAATACCCATCATTTTCTCAAAGCGTGAGATACCGTACTCATCGGCTGTAGGGATAAAGAAATTACTAATAGCACGATCACACGCCTCTAGTAAATATCTAAGCTCTGGCTCCTCAGCCTTTGCTATTTCCCTAAACTCTTTGATTTTCCTAAGCACAGGCATCCAGTAGCTAAGTAAATCAACCTCTTTAGCCATTCGTTACACCTCCCAGCACAGGGAGATACTCCTGCTCTACAGCTAGATTACCAGCTACTCCGTTAATCTGGGTATCTGCTACATCCAGCACGCCATCCAGATTAAGGATACGGTTTTCAATCTGGGAGATACGCACTACTATATTACCATTCTCCCAGTTTTGCCTCAGCTCCAGAAAGTACTCCTCTAAAGCGGTAGTAACCTCAGCCTTAATCTGGCTCCAGCTATACCCCTCATTAAGAGTTATCCTAGCCTGCACATTTACGGTAAGCTCCTCTGGAGTAGTAACGGTTACAGTATGCCCTATAGGAGCGATACCGCTACCTGTACCCTGTGGATCTGGATCTATCTGCTCCTGCACAGAGGCTACCAGAATATCCGTAGCTTTATTAAACTCACTATCAATAATGATTAGCTTAACTGTGCCTCCACCAGCCCACACAGGGATAACGATACAACCGCCCACGCCATCCAGAGCCTTAGTTTTATCCTTGTAATCCTGTTTGTTTCCTCCGAAAGGGTTACTATCAAAGGAGTTAAAGTATCTCTCCTTAAGGCTTTCTATGCTTTCCTCATCCTCTGCTGGGATAAGGAGCTCTACCAGCTCTCCCTCCAGATCCTTATCTATATACTCAATAGAGCTCAGCTCTCCAAAGCTCTTATTACCGATCTCTCCAGCGGTTTCACATTCCATCTGGTAGTAGTAATAAGTAACTCCAGCCTCAGCATCCGCCACGCTCTCTATAAAAGCCTTAGCGGTATAGTTAAGATCATCGTGGTTAAATCTGGAGCCTACAGGGATCTCCATATTAAACTTACCTTTGAGGATAGCCTGTGTAGCCTCGTAGGGGTTAATGCCACGCTCTCTACAGCGATACACTACATACTCTCTTACATCCGCTGTATCTACATACCCATTACGGATAATGCCATCCAGTAGGATATAAATGTTAGCGTGCTCCGCTGATACAGGGGCTATAGCGTTCATCGTTAAGGAGCCCTCACGCTTATCCACATCGGTAGCCACCCTAGCTATAGATCTATCTAGGATTACCTCGTATGTTTGGCTCTCATACATTCATCTCCACCTCCTTACTGCCTACATCGGTTATCATTCTAAACTTGATATAGAGTACATCCTTGATCTGCGATACCTCCAGATCCTCGATACCTGTAATGTGCTCATTTTCAAATAAGCACTCCTCCATATATCTCCTGCACTCACTTCTTAGGTATTCCTCACTATAAGAGTTACCTATGAGATCATAAACCTCATTCCCGTAACCCCAGCTATAGATTACCCAACGGTATCTCTGGGCTTTAAGTGCTAAATACGCCCACACACAGAGAGCATCCACGCCCTCCACGATCCTACCAGTAAGCCTACCGCTCTTAAAGTCAAATTCATACTCACGGATAGAGGAGGCTGTTACCTCTGGAGTGGCTAAAGCTATCTCCTCATTCGTGGCAAACGGAAATAAACTCATTTTAAGCCTCCACCACCTTTACAAGTATTACATATTTGTTAGTATTCTGTAGCTTTTGCACCGCTACCAGATCCCCCTTTTTGAGCCCATCGGTAAAGGTTATCTGGCTCTGTGTGCTAGTGCGTGTATCTGGATCGGAGTATTTACCGCTACTGTTAGCTGATACAAAACCGCTCTCCTGTGTGGTATCTACCGTTACCCCAGATACATAAGGTACCTTAATCTTTCTTGTATATCCAGATACTAAGTAATCCGCTATATACAGATCCTCAGCATTGAGTACCAGATCATCAATCTTAACGCTATTTGCACTCTGCATAACGCCTAGCTGGAGGGTAACTGGGTTATCTTTCCGCCCTTGCTCCCTCATCATATTAAGCATTTCTGCAAAATACTGATCGCTCTGCATACTGCTACTGCTATCATTATTAGCCATTAGATCTGTACCTCCTTTCTATTCTTATCTAAGATTTTCCAGCCCTTAGAGCTACCTCCATTTGAGGAGTAATAGTTAAAAGCATCGGAGTAGTTATTAAAACCGCCCTTTTCCGTTCTCCAGTAGTTATTAACCACCTCAAACGGAGGATTACTCTTAGATCCGTAAGTAGGAGTATAGGTACCTGTGCTACCGCTATCTCCGCTCCCACTACCAGAGGAGCTATCCTCTTTCTGGGAGCTGTTATTTTCCTTTGTATCCATCATCTGCTTAAGCGTTACCGTTAAGCTCATAGTGGCTACTCCGTTATTCCAAGTGTGGGTATCGGCATCAATCCAAACCACACCGCTAAGCCCTGTAGAGCTATCTCTTACCACCGCTCCAGCTCCAGTAACAGCTCCATTATGATTTACACAGTTAAGGGTAAAGGTTTTCTCCACGCCCTTAAACATACTCTTAGCTGTGGTAGTAGGATCCTTGCCCTCCTCCTTAGTGTAAA